TTATTTAGTGTATCCGAGAAAAAGCCTTTAAGATCGCCAAGCATCTTTGCAAAATCAGGTTCATCAACCATAACTTCTGATACGTCGGCTGCTTTTTCTAGAACTTCGGCAGAAGCGTCTACTACTGCATCTGCAGGAGCTTCTTCAACAGCTGGAGCTTCCTCAACGGGAGCAATTGCTGCTGTGTCTTCTACGGCTGCTTCTGGTGCTACTGCATCTTCAGCAACTACGTTTTCTGTATTCTCTGACACTTCTTTACCTCCTTCTATGTCTGCCTGTTTTGCAATTTGTGTTTCAGGCAATGACAATCTTGACTTTTTATGTAAATCAAGAATCTTATCTATTTCTTTTGACTTGTTAACGTCGTTTGATTCTACCCATCCGATTAGAGTTGCAGGCTTACCTGTAACTGGAGAATCGTATGAGGACTCTGTTGATACAAATACTGAATCACTATCTGCACAATAAAAAATATTTTCTGCTACAACTTCTGTTGCCATTCCTTTAAATACTAGCTGACCATTCATTTTCTGAACAGACAAGATGTTGCATAGCTCGTTTGCTGGGGAGTCAACTACTGACAACTCCATCAAAGCGTATTCTTTAATAAATCTAACTGTCTTACCGTTTGACTTGTTAACTTCGTTTTCTGATTCTACAATCTTTCCGCCGATTGAAAATCCTGCTAATGTTCCGTCTAGAATCTTTTCCCAAGTATCCTGTGCACCCTTTGAAATATATGCATCGACGTAAACTCCATTGTAAAACTCTTTTGTTGTTGGGTCATAAAATGTTTCTGGCTTAAATGAAACCATTTTGCCAACTGCGTTTGGTCCGTGCATCTCACGAATGTTTCCACGGAAATTTTCGAACGCCTTCATGCTTGCTTCTGCCGTTACGACATCATTTGTTTGATCAATGTTGTCTAGGGTTGCAAAACCTGAGACAGTTCTCTTCTCACGGTTGACTTTTGTAAATGGCACAGATAATGTGAGGTTATCACCATTAGAAGACCATAAAGATTTTTCAATGTTCATATGCTCAATTTTATAGCGTTATTGACTATAACGCAAATAATGGTTGAGCAGGGTCAGTCGACTTGTCTTCCGTCGCCCTGTGCATTTCGGCCTTCCCCAGATACATCTGGAGAATTTGCAGATCTTTCAGAATCTCTAGTTCTGGTTTTGCCTGCTTGAGCCCTTGTTTCAGCCTGTTGCTGTGGCTTTAATTCTACAACTTTATCCCCACCATCAATTGGGACCATGCCCATTCTAATTCGAACTTCATTTGGGGTAATGACCTGCATCCTCAAATATCGCTCATCAATCTTTGATTGGGTATCTTCATCTGTAAGAGTCAATTCATTAAACTTGAGTAATAGAGCATCTGTCATTTCCTCAATAATTTTATTTAATTTCTTTTCTAAATTCATTTGAGCTGGACGACATACCTGCTCTCTAAATGTCTTATCGGCATCTCTTGCTACCGCCAAATTAACTCCTTCTGGAGTTCCAATTTTATTAATTGGGACACGGTGAGACAATAGGATTTCATCTCTATTAGATTTACGGTATACGTTAAATGATGATTCCTGAGTTCCTGCCTCAATTGGCTCCATCTTAAATTCAACCTTTGAGTCTGGTGAATCTGGTGGAAGTGGAATATATAGAGATCTATGGTTCTTGCCTCTTAGGCCCACTTGGAAAAATTCAAGTAGCTTACGCTCTGACTCTGTAGATAGCTTGGCTCCCTTTACTGTAATAATATATCTTGGGACCGCCTTATTTTCAAAGTAGTCAAGGTTATACTTACCAGCAAATTCATTTCCAGCCATAGCATTCTGTGAAGCTACGATATCTGGAATTCCATAATAGTTATTTGTTGGCGTGTATTTCTTAAGATGAATAATCTCATTTGGTCTATCTAGCCCACCTGTAATCGGATTCTCTGTTTCTTGATCTCCGAAGTTGCGGAAATAAACGGCCTTGCCGTAAAGCAACTGAATGAAGCCATCACGCAAGCGTCGTACACGCATAGTCTTTGCAGGAATATGTCCGATATATCCTATCTTTCCAGCAGAGGTTCTGCCAATTTCTAGGAATCCGTTTCCTGTTGCTTCAACATCTGTGTAGGCCTTCATTAAAGTTTCTGTAAAAGTTTCTTCTTCGTTGCAATCTTCTAGCCAATCATATAGGTCTTGGCGTAGTCGATTTAGCTTACGACGTGCACGATCTAATGCCTTATCGTCTGTAATATTATCAAATGCTTCATTTGTTTTTCTTGTCTCTACAAAGTCGTGGCCTAGACCTACGATATTGGAAACCTTAGCATTAATAGCTGCGTAGTTGTATGGTGAAATTTCATAAATCTGTGATAGATAATCTAAGTTATATGGAGGCTCAATAAGATCGAACATTGCATAGCCAGTAATTGCTTGTGCAAGTAGGTTCTGCTGTGTAGCCGTTCCGTCAATTCCTTGAAATCTTTTTTGTAAATCTCTTCCCATCTTACGACGGAATGAAGTTCCTAGACCTGTAACTTTAGTTAAGGCCTCTCCTTCAATTTTAAATGGGTCATTGCTTTTTGCTTCGACTGGCATATTGAATCTAGTCCAGTCTGCAATATTTGAAATAGAAACATCGTCTGAGTTTTCGTCATCAACTTCTATCATCTTGTTCCTCCATTTTTAAGAGCTTTCATTTGGTCTTTATATTCACCGATATCAAGTGGATCTGGTGTAAGACCCCATTTTAATCTTGATCTTTGTTCTTCGTATTCTTCGTCGTTAATTTTTCTTTTTCCCATAAGAAACTTAGGCTGCCCTTCGTGAATACCGTATGAGCGTACTTCTCTAGCCAAAGCATCGATTTTGGATCTATTTCCTTTTTGGGACGTGACTGAAAGAAAATTCCCATCATCATCTCCAATCCAGCGTCCGTCTGGCATTTCCCAAACATAGATTCCGAGAGTGGTTTCGTTTTCATCGTATCTAGCGCCTACTTTTTTAATATCCATATGTTTTCATTTTACCATTATTTACTGTCTAAGTCCAGCTTTTTGTCAAGGGTTGTGACAAAATTAAACGCTTTGTAGCACTATCCAGTCATTATTATATGCTATAACGTCAGATTCTGTCAAGGTGATTGACGGTTCTGTGACTGTAGATACTGACCTGCCTATATATAGCTCATAATGAGTTTCTACAATTTCAGCAGTTAATTCCTTTTCGTAGGTAGTTATGTTCTTATATAGGTTACTTGGTCCGCCTGCCGTCTCGTAATTGAATTGCAGTGTTTCAGTTATAGGGGTAGTAAATACCAAAACTACGTGGTGTGGCTGTTCTGCGACTAAATACGAGCTTATATTTGTTTGATTAGTTACATCTATATTGTTGACATATATCTTGTCTATATTGGCCTTAGAGACCGCTCCAGAGCCGTTCCAGGCCATTCTGGTAACAGATGGGTCAGAACCGTAGAAAAGGGTGTTAGAGGCCAACGTGAGGGGTGTGAAGAACATCTCTACAGACTTGATGGAAGACAATGTGTCTATATTAAATCCAGCTCCATCTTTAGCCCTAATTCCATTTAAATAATTGCGGGACAAAATAGGGTAATTTAATGACCCTAAATAATACTCAGTAGTAGAAGATAGCTTATCTCCATAATTGTCGGCATATAGATCCTTGCTTAAATAGAAGGCTACACAGAAAAATGATAGGGTTGGTAGATATTTGCTAGCATCTGAGGTAGACATCGTTATTCTAATATATAGCTTTCCAGATGGGTCAAATGAGTCTTTTGTATATTGAGGGACTGGTTGTCCATTTACGCAGTATTCCCATGTTGTCCCGTCAACACTTGATTCAACAGTTACCCCTAAATCATTTCGCCACTCTACCTTGGATGTATTTAAAGTTAATCCAGAGGGAACAATAATAAGATCCTCAATTACTAAGGTTTTTGATTCTGCCGTCTCTGTCTCAAAAAATCCTATGCTATTTTCAACAAGGTCAAAGTATGTGTCGTCAGTTAGCCAATATGTCCATGGCTTATTTACTGGATATGAATAATCAAAGTATGGCCTAGTATTTGCATCTGTACCGCTATAAAGAATTCCTTCATCTGGATATGCAACCTGAATTGCAGGAGATGTAGTATTTCCGTTCACATAATGACGAACTATTGTTTTGTCTGATAATGAATATCTATAAACCGCTGGGGCATCTACAATAAAAGAATCTCCAGAATCTGAGGTTGGACCTATTTGCAATCCTATTGTAGTATTTGTAAATTTAAAGCTTGTTAGAGATTTTGATTCAACCGATACTCCGTCTATGTATAAATCAATAGATTGGCCAGTATATTTTCCTACTAGATGTAAAGCCTTCTTAGAATAATTTAAAGGAGCTATTACGAACTCTGTTGCAGAAACCCTGAAAACAATATGCCCTTTTTCCCAGAACAATCCGATATTATTTGCGGTATCTCCAAATAGTCTGGTTACCGATGTTGATGATATTGATGGGCTAACCCAGCATTCCATAGTAAAGTCATTGTCTGAAGTATATGATGTTCCAAATGCCGCTTCTACTGTTGACCCATAGTAATCTTTTGTTATTGGTAATGTTATATAAGCCGTATTGGTTATCTTTGTTCCAGATCCGCCGCCTGATACTAAAGGAAGAATATTAGATGCGGGAGACCCTACGTAAGTTCCATTATTGCCGCACCCTGATGAATCAGCAGCGGTAGCGCCCGAAGACTCATCCAACGGCCAGAAGCCAATAGGGTGGTCTTTAATTACTTTTAATTGATAGGACATTATTTAATTATACACCTACGATGTATTAAACCTACTCCGTTGGCGCTAATGGCGGGGTTGCGTTTAATGGGATTGGACCAATTAAGTCTAGGTTAATATTAAGTCCAGGCTCACCGTTAACTAATTTCCAGGCATTTAGCTCTGCATTATTTTCTTGTTTTTCCATAGAAAATGAACCATCTGAAAGCTTTTTAAATACTTGTCCATAAGAATTTTTTTCATATTGTACTAATTTCATAATTTTCCTCTTTTATTTAAAACGGAGAATCGAACACATGAATCATATGATTTACTGTGCCAAACGGGAATGCTACAACCACAAACTTATTATTTGTTCCAGTAAAAGATACATGTGTATTAGTTGGAAACGAGGAGTCGGAAGCTGGAGATGTAACATAACTAGTTATAGGAACTGATTTGATTATCGTAATAACATAAGTATTTGGATTCATAGAAAACTTAACTAATTCTGGGGGACCATTAGTTTCTGAAAGACAAACCCAGGTATCCGTACCGACTGAAACTATATTATTTATTGATCCACTCATAGCTTTTGGCGGAGTATCCGCTGTAGTTAAAATACTTAAGCTGTTACCAGAACTTAAATAAGTTGCATTTCCTGAATAAAATATTTGATTTCCATTAGATAATTCTAATCCATATCCAGAAGTTGGACCTTGGTTTTTTACACTAAGGAATCCATATGAGTTATTTAAATTAATATTATTATTTTCTCCACCGCTGCCATTTAAAATATCAACCATAAAAGCACTTGAAGTTCTATAAAATCTTATTCCAGCATAACCAGATGTAGGAGAAATTTGTCCAAACCGTGGGACTACTGGGTAGTTGTATGTTGTAGATGTATTTGCAGAAGGGTTGCCATTAGTAACATTGCTAATTGAGCTTCCATTAAAAGACCACCCTTGTCTTCTTGCAAGGCTATCTCCAGTGCTATAAACGTTTGGATGCCAATACATTGTTGAACCTGAACGATAAAACGACATTCCTTCATTTGAAAGCGGCTGATTATTTGATGCATTTGTTGTAGTTGTATATCCAGAAACAGAGTTTCCAGATACAACTCCTACTGTTTGAGAATTTCCTTGGCTTGCAGAAGTATGGCTCATTACAAAATATTCGCCAGAAGATGCACAAGTTCCTGTGTCTATAGATCCACTTCCAGTAAAAAGATTACTTCCAGTTCCTAAAGTAATTGCACCTGTTGTTTGATTTACAGTAAATGGCTGACAAAATACACGAGCTGTATTATTTTGATTATTATAAAATCTAGATGTTGATGAAAACTGACCAGATCCGTGATTAAAAGTTGCCCCATAAGAATCACTTCCAGTTGGTCTTCCACTAGAAAATGAAGAAATTGCAGAGGAGTCAGCAGCCACTATAACTTTCTTATCTGCTAATGTTTTATTTGCTACTGACGGAACTAATGATCCTGTTCCAGTGCTTCCACTAGCTTTGATTTTTTGAATTTCATTCAAGAATGTCATACTACTCCTCCTAAAGGATTTTTAGCTACAGTTACAACTACATGACCGTTGCTTTCGCTGCAAAATACTATAAACTGATTTGTACTTCCACTTATAAATGTTTTACTTGCTTCAGTGTAAGAAATAAGCGATCCACTTCCAGATCCAGATGTAAGTAATGAACTAGTTTGAATATTTACTTTATAAGTATTAGGATCTATAGAAAAAATAATAATTTCTTTTGGAGAGTTGTGTGTTATCATCATCCACTTATTAGTAGATAGTGCTACATAACTATGAACTGGAGCAGATTGAGACAAGTAGCCAAGTATACCTGGAACCCAATCTGCCTGCGAAGTAACATTAGAAAGAGAAGATCCACTTCTTAAAAGAATATCTCCTGTATTTACATAATAAAGTTGTGTTCCGTTACTTAAATCAATTCCTACTGCATTTGTGGAAGGTCCTAAATTTCCAGAGAGAACATCCCCTTGAGCAAATGAATTTACATTGTCCGAACTAGAATTCATTATGCTTATATATGGATTGCTATTGCTTGAATTTTGATAGAATCTCAAGATTCCATTTGAAGAAGCGCCTTTGTAGGAAGCATTAAAGTTAGTTATAACTGAAGTTAAATTTTGAGTAGATGTATTTGATCCGCCTGGAAGAGCTTGATTTGTACTAGGAAAACTTAAGCTTCCCCCAATACCTGACCATCTAAAGTCATGTGCTGTCCCAGTATTATCTCGATATCCTGCGTGATTCCAAATTAAGTTGCCATTAAATGTAGGAACAATTGGAGATGACCAAACATTTTGTGCTCCAGATGTTTGATTGCTTCCAGTTTGGCTATTAACGCTATTTCCAGAAACCGCATATTGTCTATGATAACCTCTCCAGTATGGTGCCCCAGTATCCCATCTAGTAACTGTGTTTCCAGCTACTCCTATGGCCCAGTTTCCATAATACCAATCAGAATTTCCTATATTATAAGAGCTATATGATCCAACAGATATTGATCCTGTTGATTGATCTACGCTAAATGGTCTTATTCCGTTATACATTGTTCCATTGCTAGTATTTGTCCATGGCGAATTTGTTAAAGAAAATTGTCCAGGGCTATGTTGTGCAAATGCTGAGGGACCAGATGTATAATAATCATTTCCAATGTTATGAGTTGGAAAAGTAGATGATGCTACGACAAAGTCAGATCCTGTAAATTGAGTTGCTCCGCCGCCGCTAGAAGCGCTTGTAACTTTTGACTTTGCAACTTCGTTAACTAATAAAATTTCAGACATATTATACCAACCCACTTAAACTGTTTTGATGTACTTCAACATGAACTTTTGCAGAATCACTACTTCCATTATACACTAAAACTAAATATTGATTATTATTTCCTGTTATAAATGCACCTAATCTAGTTGCGCTTTGAACATTATTAAACAATGGTTCATAATTCAACAGAGGATATGATCCAATAATAGTAATTTTATAAGTTGTAGGATTTATTTTAAATTTTACAACCTGTGCAACTCCGAAAACAATTGATACCCCTATCCATGTGTCTGTAGCTACTGGAGTTACCATAGAAGGCAATGTTTCGTTATTAGCCAACGGTAGATGGTCTGCTGTTTCTGTAACGTTAGATATACTATTACCATTTTTTAAAATAATATGTTTTTGTGACAGATAAAATAAAGTGCGTCCGTTTGATAACTCGAATCCAGTTCCAGTTAATATGCTGTCAGTATATAATCCTGCGTTAGCCGTACCAACTGTTTGTACTGCACTTGCAGTATTAGACAAAATGACGAAATTCATAGGACCATTGCTTGGGGCTCTATAAATCATAAGAGATCCGTTTGTTGGACCATTTGTTCCATTTTGTCTTATAACTGGATATGTATAGTTAGTACTAGTATCTGAAGTATAATTTGAGGTTGTGGTATTTGAAAGAGATCCTCCATTAGAAGAAGATGACCATGCATATAAAGTAGGCTGATTGCTATTGTTTTGATTATAAACAGATGGTGCCCAATATGCAGTTGATCCATTAAATGATGAAAAACTATATCCATTTAGTACTGGCTGATACGTATTGTGGCTACTATATGTTCCAGTTGCAGAGTTTCCACTTACATATGCTACAGTAGTTATTGGAATGTTGCCGCTATTTCCTGGAGCACAGTGATTTCCTGTATTAAAAATATAAGGTCCAGATTGACCCCAAGTATTTGTGCTGTTACAATTACCAGAGCCATTTGACCATATTGTACTAGCAGAACCTACTGTTATTGATCCATTTGTTTGATTAACAGTAAATGGACGTACGTGAAATTGTGTTGTTGTTGTTCCACCTCTATAAAATGGAATATTTGCTACTGAAAATTGTCCATTATCATGGTTGAATCCCATCATATAGCTACTGCTTCCAGTAGTAACTCCGTAACTACTTGTATTTAAACTAGTTGTAGAAAAGGATGTTCTAGAAATTGGAGTTGTCGAATCACCTGTTTTAAATTGACTGCCAACAGCAGAAACAGAGGAGCCAAAAGAAGCGTTTAGCTTAGATATTTCATTTATTGAAATAATTGCGTCATCAAACAATTAGAGTATCTCCTTTTTAAACTTGTGCTATAGCAGTAACGTT